CTTGATTTTGACTTAGACGAAGCATGTTGGCCTGGTTACGAAGCAATCGGTGTTAAAAAGCTAAATGGTAAAACAGTACCTAACTGTGTACCAGTAGAAGCACAGAAATTTGTAGATGAAGAGTTCGAAGAGATACAAACACTTATTCTAGAATTAATGGATGAGTTTGGAGAGCCAGTTGACTATGAAAACGCCGTATACGTAGATAGTACTAAGACTAACTTTGAGGGCATTGGTGATTATGTTAAAGGAATACGTGGATTAGATATTTTAGGTCGTCAGGACCTAGATAACGAGCCAGAGATTAAATATAGATATGCCGGCGCATCACCACAACGTAATTTCTGTAAAGCAATGATGAGATTACAAAAAATCTATACCCGTCAAGAAATAAGAGAGATGGATAGTAGAATTAATACTGGCTTTAGACATAGGGGTCAAGCCTACAGTATTTTTGACTACAAAGGAGGCGTAAACTGCAATCATTACTGGGAAGAACTAGAAGTTTATAGAGATGGTAGAGAAACTGTCATAATGTCTAAAGGTAGAGCTGACGGTCGTGCAGGTCAAGTAGCATCGAGTAGTAATGACTACTGGAGATACCCTGGTACATTTGCATTCTCTGCAGATGATGAAATGGTAGTAACAGGACCAGCAATGGTGCCACAACAACTAATCTTACGTAAAGATGAGATGGGTAATCCATTCCATGTTTACTTTAGTAAAGATACTATTAAGAAAATCGCTAAGAAATTCTTTGAGTATAACAAAATGAATAATACAGACATTAATCATGATGACAATATTACGACAGGCAATACTTTACTTGAATCTTGGATTGTTAAAGATCCTAACATGGATAAATCGAAAGCTATGGGATTTGAAGTACCTGCAGGAACTTGGATGGCATCATACAAAATTAATGATGAAGAAACTTGGAATAAAATTAAAAATGGTGAGCTTAACGGTTATTCAATTGCCGGTAACTTTATCGAAAAAGCTGCTAAACTATAATGGACGAACTAAAAGATTCAATAGCAAACGGGACAACTGTTGCGGCAGCGGGTGCTGCAATGATTGATTGGTCATCAATACTAACGATGGCTCTAATAATTACTGGTATAATACTTAACGTTGCTAGAATTATAGAGATACGTAGAAAGCCTAAAAAAGACCAGTAAACTTCTCTTCATATAAATTAGTATGTTCACCATGCTTATTATATGTCTTACCCTTTAAGATACACTTAACAGAATTCCTAGTTAGGTCATACTGCTTACATAATGTATTAATGCTAGTGCCCTCGAGCCATTTGGCTCTAAGGACTTTCGCATGTTCCATAGAAAGACTGGGTTTTAACCATTTCTTCGCCATACTATATCTGTAGTTTTAGAATTAAGATCTTTCATAGTTCTTACATTTTCAGGATCACCTTTATAGTATCTAATAGTTCTAATAGAGCTAAAGTACATATTTACAATAAAGCTTAACTCAACAAGGTAAGATTTATCACAAATAACCATAGGATCCCATATCCCTTCATCTAAGTTAACGAATGCTCCTGCTTTAGGAGGTGTAATCATTTTACCATTTTTGTAAACGTGTAAGTAGTGTGTAGTCTTACCTTTACCCGCTGATGGTGTTAAACGGAATTCAAATCCACCGTAAAGGACGGTGTTACCTTCTGTAATAATTTTCATATTATTAATTATTGATTTATAGTAGTTATAGTTGGTAGCTGGTTATTGTTCCATTTTATTTTGTGGTGTGTATGTCATGTAAGGACTAAACATGTTTCCTTTAAAGTCAAATTCAGAATACCATTGACGTAATTTAGTAACTGACATAGCATCTTTACCTTGTGGTATTGGACATAATGTGATTTTAAGACCTAATTCGTCGGCAGCATCTAATATAGTATTAAGAATTATAGTACCCATACCTTTACCTTTTGGCTTTGTCTCCATCCACCATAACTCAACAGTATCTTTACTTTTAGTATAGAATTCTATTTGAATTTGATCCGAGTGGATAGTGTGTCTAATTTTTTTAAAGTATTCTCTAGTATATGTCTTAGATTTAAAAGGTACACTAATAAAGTCATGGTCAATTAATTTAAGTTCATGATCTAAATTAATAAAATCTTCTGGTAAGTTATCCCATACTTTATGGGTAAGTAATTCAGCTACGGTGTCAGCTTCAGAGAAATCATAAGCAACTTTGTAGTCTTGTCCGATTGTGTTGTTTGTAAGCATAATGTTTATTTGTTTTATTGATTAATTATAGTACTAATATACGAAATTAAATTGACATAAAAAAATAAAATGGCAATTATTTTGCAAAAACTTGCTTATTTACAATCAGTATAAATAAGGAACTTCTGTCAATATGAGTAAGATACATATTTCTAAGTGTCAGGCATAGGTCTGATTAAACTAAATAAACTTATACAGTATATGACAGTCAACGACGCAATCAGCAAGCTACGAGTAATGCTCGGCGCTGCTACTGAAGAAGTTAAAGAAGTTGTGGAAACTAAAATGGCGGAGGCTACTTTAGTTGATGGAACAGAAGTGTACACCGAAGGGGAACTACAAGCAGGAGCAATCTTATTTGTAAGAGCTGGAGAAGGTGCATCAGAAGATCCATTCGCGCCGGAAGGCAAACACGAAACAACTGACGGTTTATTAATCACAGTAGGTGAATCTGGTGAAATTACTAATGTTGAAGAAAAAGGCTCTGAAGAGTCAGTATCTGAAGCTGAAGAATCTTTCGAAGAGGAAGAAGAAGTAATTGTAAAGGAAAAAGACTTTGATTTAGACGGAATGCTAGAAGGCATTGCAACTATGTTAGAGCCATACCGAGATGAGATTAAAGAACTTAAAGAAGAACTTAGTGTTTTAACTTCAAGATTTAACGAAGTTGCAGATGAACCTGCAGCAAAAAAGGTTGCCAACACCTTCTCACAAGAGGCACAAAACAGAGCTACTACAGCTGAAGCAAGATTTGAAAGACTTGTATCATTAAGAAAGAGTAGAAAATAAACCAAACAATTAAAAACAAAAACTAAATTATGGCATTTGATTTAACAGCGCTAACAGCGTACACAGATGAAACATCAATGGATTTAATTGCGAAGGCAGTATTAGAAACTGACTTAATGTCTTATGTAGACTTAAGATCAGGACTTTCTGCTGGAACAGTAGCAATCAACTTAATGGACGGTGACTTAAACGTTGCTGATCTTGCATGTGGTTGGAATCCTTCTGGTAATGTAGATTTCTCACAAGTAGACATCACTATCAGAGACAAACAAGTAAAGATGGACCTTTGTCCAGAAGATTTAAGACAATACTGGTTAAGCCAGAGAATGTCTGCAGCAGCTAATCAAGAATCAGTACCTTTCGAGGAAGTGATCGCTGATTACTATGTAAAAAGAATCTCAAAATATAACGAAGCTTACCTAGTAGACGGAGACGGTACTGGAACTGGTATTAAAGATCAAGTAACTGCAGCAGCAGGAGCAACTTTATCTGCTAACCCAGCAGCATGGACTTTAGCTAATGCAGTTGAGCAAGCGTTAAACATCTTTGATGCAATCAACGAAGCATCTAAAGATAGAGACGATTTAATTATGATCGTTTCTCCAGCAAACTTTAACACTCTAAGAAGAGCTTTAGTTGCACAAAACTATTACCACTATGACCAAGGAGACGGACGTTCTTTCGAACTTCCAGGTGCTAACATCACAGTAGTTAAAACTTCAGGTTTAACTGGTTCTGATTACGTAGCAGCAGGTCCTTCTTCAATGATTGTAGCAGGTACAGGTTTAGAAGATGATATGTCAACAGTACAGTTCTTTTTTGACAAAGGACAAGATGTTGTAAAATTCATCGCTAAATGGAGATTAGGTGTAGCCGTATCTCAAGTAGATCAATTCGGTACAAACGGATTAGCATAATTCAATAACTAGGGCCTTCGGGCCTTAGTTTTAACTAAAAAAACAAAGTATAAACTATGGCATGTAGCAATTTAACAGCAGGATTTACTTTAGACTGTAATGATTCTAATGGTGGTATTGATAAGATCTTTATCGCTAACGGACCAGTACAATCTATCACACAATCCTCAGGCACTATCTCAGCAATTACTGTTGGTGGTGCAGCCCTTGTACCTGGTGACTTCTTTGATTTTGACGTTCCAAGACAAACTAGTTCATTTACCGAAACTATAAATGTATCTCAAGAGAATGGTACTGTATTTTATGACCAAGCTCTTACAATGATATTCAACAAAATGGAAGCTGCAAAGAGAGATCAGATTTTACTGATGGCGCAAGCAACGGATATGGTTGTAATATTTAAGGACAACAACGATAAGTACTTTAGCGTTGGTGTTGAAAGAGGAGCATTTATGACTGCAGGTTCATCAGTATCTGGTACCGCTTACGGTGACAGAAACGGATATGAATTAACAATTTCTGGAATGGAAGAATCTCCATCATTTGAAGTTACTAGCTCTATCGTCGAGGCTTAATATCGACATCACTATAAATGAAAGAAGAGACCTTAACGGGTCTCTTTTTTTTTGAATTACAACTTGTAGTCTTTTTATATTTCTAAGTAGAAACACACATTATATAGTATGACGACAACAATAACAGCAGAAGAAGCATTCTTTTTCATTAATAATCCTACTTCAGCACTAGATCTTAACGACACATTCACGCTTAAGTCACAATATTCACAAGAAATACTAGTAACTGTAACATCTGGTAACTGGTCAATCGTTAGCGAGAATACAAGATATGCAGAGTTTATGGTAGACTTACCAGCAGATTTTGAAGATAAACACTATAATGGTTATTATACATGGGCATTAGGTCCTTATACTGACATTGTAAAAATAATTACAAAGCCTGGAGGTGATGTTGGTACTGTCGATTATATCTCAGATAACGAGCAAAGAGAGGCAGATACATACTTTAGACCAAATTATTAAAACATAATATGAGAAACACGAACCCAGAAGGATTATATAGTATTAAAGGTAGCAAATTTGAAGCGCTAGATTTACCTGTAATCCAAGAACAAAGAGGAAAAGACTACATTAAGTTCGGTATAGATAATCTATTCCCTCAGCAACTAATCGGTTTATACGATAGTTCTGCAATGAATCACACATGTATTGACGCTATTAAAGATGGTATCTTTGGAGAAGGTATTAAAGACTATGGTGGAGAATACATTAACACTGATGGAGATACTATTGACGAGATATTCTCTAGAATCAGTTTAGACTACACACTATTTGGTGGTTACTCACTAAACATTATATGGAATAAAGAAGGCACTAGAATTGCTGAAATTTACCACCTACCATTTGCAAACGTAAGATCAGGCAAGCCGGATGAGGAAGATAATATACACAGTTACTACTATTCATCTGACTGGTCACAGATCAGAAAATATAAGCCAGTAGAATATAGAAGTTATGATCCAACAGATACTAAGAAAGATAGCGCAAGTCAAAT